AATGAAAGACTGCTACCCAGCGGCTATTAGCCCATTCACCATATGGGAGGCGCGTACTGTTGGTCAAGAGGCGTTTTTTAAAAGCTTAAAGGTTAAGTGCCGCCCAATTGGTGTGAAACCTATGCCCTTGCTTTCATGTAACACAATTGATGCGGATAAAAAGAAGTTATCAACCCGGCATCATTTGCAAGTCGGCTTTATTAGGGCTGATTCATGATCACGCCCTCAGATACATGGTGCTACGTTCACTTTTCGGATGGCAGCGTTTTAGGCTGGCCTTCATCGATGTTTGGCAACCCAATACACGAAACCACTATCAATCATATGATTGAACAAAGCGATCGAATCCTTGTGCGCGAGGAACTTATGGGTGATGAGAAATGAAATACCTCGCCCTTAACCTTAACGATACAGCAATCAAAAAACACGCATCTGATGCTGTGGTGGGTGAGCTACGCGATGTAAGAAACCCAATATGTTTACGCTTCCACAAAAGCCGTGAACGGGCAACGTGGTGCTACTATCGCAATGAAGGTAATTCAAAAAACCGTACTCGTTTAGGTTACTGGCCCACACTAAAAACCAAAGATGTGCTTGCTATGTTGCCCGGTGTTATTGAAAAGCTTCATCATGGTAAAGAGGTACAAAGCAGTAAATTTAAAACCGTGGGTGAAATGCTCAATTGGTATTCATCACGCACAAGCAAAGAGAACATAAAAAGTCAGAGCCGCCGCAAAGGTGTGTTATCAGCTATTGATAAGCACTTATTACCCCGACTTGAGCTTATAAATATCAGCGAAGTCAGCAAGGCCATCATCGATGATAAGCTAGTTTTACCCCTGCAGAATGCCAACCTAAAGCCCTCAACCATTCGCCAATACTTCGCCATATTAAAGAGGGTGTTTGCCAGTGCGAGAGAGTTGGAGCTAATTTCGGTAAACCCCATGGCGGGTATGAAGTTTCGTGATCACGTGCAACGCAGAATTGAGCCCAAGCAAGGCAGATTGCTGGTAGATGATGCACCGGCATTAATACAGCAAATTAATATAGCCCCAGCCACTACTAGAATGCTTTTATTGTTCATGTTGCTGTTTGGTACTCGTATCGGTGAAACCCGCCAACTAAGATGGCGCCACATCGATTTGAACAGCGGCCAGTTAATCATACCTGAAACCATAACCAAGACTGCAGCGGTTCATATACTGCCAATCACTTACCAGGCTAAACGGTTATTGCTGGAATATAAGCAGCAGTGCACAGGTGAATACTTGTTTGGCGGTAAAGAACCCATGAGTGCCAGCGCAGCGGATAAGGCAGTAAGGGAAGCATCAAAGCGTAAGTTCTCAGCGCATGACATAAGAAAGCTTGCTCGAAGTGTATGGGCAACGGTAGGCATTGATTACTGGGTAGCAGAGCGATTACTTAACCATAAGCAAAAGGGGCTTGATTTGGTTTACATCAAAGCTGACTCGATGGACGTTAAACGCAAGGCATTAGAGCAATATCATGAGTGGTTATTTCGTGATGTGAAACCCGTCCTTATCCCGTCCGTGGAGATTTCAGGTAAAGACGAAAACAATAATGTATTCAATAAGGTGGCGTAATTTTGGCGTTTTCTAATATGGAATACATAAAACAGCAAAAAGGCGTATTAAATGATTGAACTTGAATTGCCATACCCGCCCACGGTTAACCACTATTACGGGCAAAGGCCCAAAGGTGGGAGGTTCATTAAGCCAGCGGGTAAAGCGTTCCGTGTTGAAGTGAAAGCCACGGCCATGGAGCGAAAAGCCTGTAATTATTTAACTGGCCTCATTCACTTAGAGATTGATGCGTTCCCGCCGGACAACAGAAAACGCGATCTGGACAACATCAATAAAGCTTTGCTGGATGCGCTCGAGGAGGCTGGCGTGTTTAAAGACGATAGTCAGATAGTAAAATTAACGAGCACCAAGCATGCCCCCATCGAGGGCGGCAAGGTGTCGGTAAGAATAATTGAAGCCAATAGGGAGGTTGCAGCATGATATTTATGATCATCTTCATTGTTATTAGCCAGTTTTCGGTAGATGAATTAATTATTCAAGCGTTAGCAGCGTAAGGGGGTAACTTATATGTCAAATCCAATAAGAGAATTAGCAAGAATGACAACAAAATCAAAGCAAATTGACGGTATGCCGTTTGGTGGTACCGCGCCCGATGTAAATGAAGTAGCTGGGGCACTGGCAATGCGACACCCTGAAACACAACTAAAGCTAGATAAACATGCTTACTACCTGGCTAGATTGCTCTACGCCGATGACAGTAGCGCAAGAGCTCGCGTAAAAGCTGGCTTGTTGAACGTCATGCTAAAAGCTGAGCTAGACGTTAGTAACACTTGCTTGTTACGCATGATTAACTGCGCCATCATCGAAATAAAATCACCCATCATGCGATTAAACCGCAATACTGGCGAACAAGAGATTAAACCAACAAGCAAAGTTCAACTCTGCAAGCGGTTAGGAATTAAGGGAAACAAACTTCCTGTGAAAATATCTGAGGCTTACAATCAAGTGCTAGAGCAACTTTACTTGTGGAATAGCGAGGCGATAAGCCACGTAAGAGCAACTATGCGAGAGGATGAAGCGGCATAAAACAGTAGTTGACTCACTGACGAGCTTTGCTGCTAAAAAATAAATTTAAATTATTGTAAAAAAACACTTGCAATAGCTACAAATGTAGCTACAATTATATTCAGAGGTTGAGGCAAGGGGCTTCAACCCAAACCAGAGAGCCAAACCCAAACGGGGAGCGGCAAATGGAGAATCAAAATGACTACTTTTAACACTGAATACTTCGCAAGCATCATTAACGACGAAACTGTTGTAATCCTACACTGTGAAGATGGTTCTGCGGTAACTCGTATAATGGACGACGAATTTGCTCCTCACGCTGGTTATATTTATGACGTTAACACTGGCATGGGTACCGAATGGGAAAACACAGACGGTATCGTTCTTACGCACGAAGACGCCAAGTTGCTAAATGTTGAATTTGTAGACTATCGCTAATTAATGAGCAGGGGCTTCGGCCCCTTTTGAAAGTTTACTGCTGAACAAGCAGTGGCAATTTTGCCATAACAAAAAAGGAAAAAATTATGAGCAAGTTATTAGAAGTTGCAGAAGGTATTTTAGATAGCGCTGCCAGTGAGTATTTGGAAAGCAATTTGGCGTCAGTTGATAGTGTTCAGGCTTATGCTGAAAATGCTTGCGAGATTTATTTGTCTGATGGAGAAGCGGAGCAGATTTTAAATGCCTGTAAAGCGTGGGTTGAAGGCAGTGAAAGTGGTGAGTTAAATGGAACTAATGATTACTACTATACAGTCAAAAAGCCACTGTTAGGTGATGACGCAACTGTTTAAGCATTACAGCTGGATTTAGGTTAACGGGGCTATGGCCTCATTTTTAATGGAGTGATCATGGAAAAGAAAAATAATCCTATCAGCATGCGACCAAGCCCCCAGCTTAGAAAGGCCGTAGAGCAAAGCCCTGGCGGGCTTACGAACTTTGTTAATAACATTTACGATAATCTTCAAATGATGGTCGTTTTGGATGCGATAAAGCTAACAGATGACGAATTGTTTGCGCTACAAGCACACTTGCAGGGGGTTATGCTAGATAGTATAGCTATCCAATCAATACCTGACGATATTGCTGAAACTAAATTCGACTCGCTGGTTAATAAACTTGAAAATGCCACTTTCGGGCAGGTGTGGGCAACGCTATTAAAGTACAAAATTATCTAGTTGACTTACTGACGAGCTTTGCATAATATATCCCCATACTCGCATTAATTCACTTAAAGCCCTGACCTAACCAGTCGGGGCTTTTTTTATGCCCGGAATAAATCATGTTTAAACTAAGCCGCCGCAGCAACAGGCAATTAAAGGACGTTCATCCTGACTTGGTCAAAGTTGTAAGGAGAGCGCTAGAAATAACAAAGGTTGATTTTGGCATCCCGTTTACTGGCGGTTACAGAACTGCAGAACAGCAAAACGCGTTATTTACATCGGGAAAATCTCAACTTGACGGTTACAACCGCTTATCCAGACATCAGCTAGGTGAGGCAGTAGACGTTTTCGCCTATGTCGATGGTGCAGCATCATGGGATGAAGATCATCTTACTCATGTAGCCACGGCGATGTTGGCCGCAGCATCAGAGTTAGGCGTTAAAATACGTTGGGGGGGTCACTGGCGTTCATTCGTTGATATGCCACACTTCGAGGTAATTAAATGAATTGGTCAGACGTAGGCGGGTTTCTAAAAGAAAACAAAACAGGCGTAGCCAGTCTCGTTGGTTCGCTATTAACGGGCAATGTAGTGGGCGCGGTCAGTGCTGGGGCTTCAATGGTTGCCCAGGCAACGGGAACGACAGACCCCGACCAAGCGTTAGCGGAGTTAAAGAAAAACCATGACGCAATGCTTAGGCTTGAAGAAATCGCCGCCGCACGCGAAGCGGAAGTGAATCGGCACCTTGAATCAGTCATGGCGCTAGAGCTTCAGGATAAACAGCGTAGCCATTCAGAGACACAGCAGACTATTCGCAATGGCGATAATGCAGAAGGCGCGGTTAAGTACGTAAGACCTCTTCACGCTACAGCCTCTTTATTTGCTGGTATAGCTTACGTATTTGTCACTGACTCACCAGAGCTAGCGATAATAGGCGCATTCCTTACGCTACCCACGACTTACGCAGGCTTGCGAGAAATCGGAAAGCGCAACGTATTGGCATTCAATAAGAAAAGTTGAACTTTTGTCTAATACCCAATGGAACAATATTTGAATAACTATGTTGTTGAAACCACAAACAGGGCAGCAGCATGAACACTCACTACCAACACGAATACAATCAATCAATGTCCGATAAATCATCTATAGCTACATACATTGGGGGCGGTATCTCAGCATTTTGGGGATTTCTCGCCTCACAGGAGTTCGGCATAGTATTTGGCGTACTGGTGAGTGCCGTAGGATTATCCATGAATTATTATTTCAAACGGCGTGAAGACAAACGCCAGCAGGCAGAGGAACGCAGGAAGCGAGAGCTTCACGATGTAACTTTGAGGGCAATGGTTAACAACGAGGATTAATCCTAATGGCCTGCTCAGCCATCAGCCCCAAAGATGGGCTAAGGCCATTGGTAGTTTTGGTGAAGCAATGGCCGATGATATAGAGAAGTTTTTCAATAAAGCGTTTAAGAAGATTGAGAAACAAGTGGAGTTCGCTTCCGTTCTTGCTGCCAATGCAATAGCCGCTGATGTAAAGGTGGGTGTAGAGCGTCAGCTTAAAGCAGATATCGATAAGCCCACGCCATTTACTCAAAAGGCTTTCAAAATAACGAGAGCCAATAAGCGCACCAAAACAGCCGCAGTTTCTATTAAGCCAGTACAGGCGTCATATCTGAAATATCAGATAGAGGGCGGCACTAGACGCGCTAAGTCATTGGTAATACCGCGTAAGAAAGCGGCCAACAAGTACGGCAACTTACCCCGTGGCAAATTAAAAAGACTACAAAATCAGGGTAAGACATTTGTTGCTGATGGCTTAGTGCTTCAGCAAATGAAGACAAAGAACAAGCCCTTGGCATACCTAAGTAAGAAGCCA